GAAGAGTATACACTCAATGTTCAACAAGTCGCAGAACTTTGCATGGAGCGAGGTTGGCGCTTCACGCCAAGACTACACATCAGCCTCTTCGGAAACGCCTGGGGAACCTAAGGAAGAAACACAGTTAGAAAGTGCTATGAAAGCACCTATTGACTTAGACAAAATTAGAAAGGCAGGATTGTAATGGGCATACTTGATGATGCTAAAAAAGCAATTGGCTTGGGCACTGCTCAAAAAGTAGAAGAGCCTAAGAAACGTGCAAAAAAGAAAACAGACAAAGAAATTGCCACAGAAAAAGGCGAACCTTATGTGACAGTACTGAGTGTGGAAGTAGATCCTGACAACCCAGGTAGTGGTGCATTTGAACTTGATTGGAATGAACACTTTATCAAGCAGTTGTTCAAAGCAGGCTACAGAGATGAAAATGAAGAAGATATGGTTGATCGCTGGTTTCAAGATGTGTGCCGCAATGTTGTAATGGAAACATATGAAAAAGAGATGGCCGATCCTAATGCTAGGGTTGAGCGCAATGACTTGGGCAATGGGCGTAGCGAGTATAAATGATACTGTATGTGAATGGTGACAGTCACAGTGCTGGCGCTGAGTTGGTAAACAACTATGCTTTTGCTGATGATGATCCCAAACACAAACACCTAGGACGTGGGCCTCATCCAGATTGTGTACCACACACATATGGATACAAACTTGCACAAACACTTGATGCTGTTTTTTATTTGGATGCAGAAAGTGGCAGTAGCAATGCAAGAATACTACGCACCACACAACAATTTTTACAAAACAATCGCAAACAAGATGTGTTTGTGTTGATAGGTTGGACCAGTTGGGACAGAGAAGAATGGCTAGACAAAGACACATACTATCAAGTTACCGCAGGTGGTACAGATTCTGTGCCAGCACACTTGGAAGAAGAATACAAAGAGTGGGTACTAAAGCAAACAATGCAGGAACTGGATCGCAAGCAACTTGAGTGGCATACAAAGATTTATGAGCTACACACAACGCTACAAGACGCAGGAATAGCACATTTATTCTTCAACACATACAGTTGGTTTAGATCACATGTTCAACAGTGTGTTGATTGGAACAACTGTTATATAGATCCTTACAACGAATCAGGCACTTATAATGCATGGTGTTTACAAAACAATCACAAACCCGTTGGATATGGTAGTTATCACTATGACAGAGATGCACACACGGGTTGGTACAAACATCTACTTCCTAGGTTGACAGATACAACACATGATGTTAATATAAAAACTGTTAGAAGTGAAACACAACTGAGAGTGATCGAATGACAAGTTATCTACTGGTAGATACAGCAAATACATTTTTTAGAGCAAGGCATGTGGCGTCACGTGGCATGGACATGTGGACTAAACTGGGCTTTGCTATTCATGTAACAATGAGTGCAGTAAACAGTGCATGTCGCAAAGCAAACGCAGATCATGTGGTGTTTTGCTTAGAAGGACGCAGTTGGCGCAAAGACTACTATGAGCCTTACAAGAAGAATAGAGCAGTAGCAAGAGCAGCATTAACAGAACGTGAGCTTGAAGAGGACAAATTGTTTTGGGAAGCGTTTGATGAACTAAAAGTGTTTCTTGCAGAGCAAACAAACTGCACAGTGTTGCAGTGTAATATTGCAGAAGCAGATGACTTGATTGCACGTTGGATTGACAAACACCCCGATGATAAACACACTATTGTCAGCAGTGACACAGACTTTGTACAACTGTTAAGTGAAAATGTACAACAATACAATGGTATTCCTAATCACATGATCACTATAGAAGGCATCTTTGATGACAATGGTAAACGTGTGATTGATAAGAAAACAAAAGAACCTAAAGAGATTCCGGATCCTAAATGGTTGTTGTTTGAAAAATGTATGCGTGGTGACAGCAGTGATAATGTGTTCAGTGCTTATCCTGGTGTGCGTAAAAAAGGCACAAAGAATAAAGTAGGACTACTAGAAGCATACGAAGACAGAGAAAGCAAAGGCTACAACTGGAACAACATGATGTTGCAACGTTGGGTGGATCACAATGGTCTAGAACATCGTGTGCTAGATGATTACAATCGCAATGTTACACTGGTAGATCTTACTGCACAGCCTGCAGATATTAAACAGGTCATTGATGAACATATCACAGAACAAGCAGTACGCAAACAGCATCCTATGGTGGGTGCAAAGTTTTTGAAGTACTGTGGCAAATATGAACTTAAACGCATCGCAGATGATGCAACAAAATATGCAGAATGGTTGGGTAAAGGATATGATGCAGTATCAGGCTAAGCCAATTGTACAAGACAAGTTTTGGATTGTAGAAAAAAATGGCGAAAAAGTAGGCACACTTCGCTTTGACGATGAGTACATTCTCACAGTAAACAGCAAGGATGTGCGTGTAAAAAGCAAAGATGAATTGAAAAATATCAGTTTTGCAGATCAACAAGTAATTGTTTCACAAAAGAAAAAAGAATACGAAGTACATGGTTTCCCTTGCAAGTATGAGCCATTCAATGGTATATACGATTTAAAACGCAAACTGCCTATCTATACCAAGCAAGAAAAAAGCACCAGTTTTTTTTGTGCAGGCTATTTTATTATCAACTTTGAGTTGGGTTGGCGACCTGCATATTGTCCTAAGTTGATAACATTAACACGCAACGAATACAAAGGACCATACAAAACTCAGCTCGAAATGAAAGAAGCACTGCGATTACAATCATGAGATTGCCCAACACACCCACACTCAGTAGATTTGCACAGCGATGTACCACTGCTAAAACAGATGTGCTCACTGTAAATCGAGTTGAAGCACAACAGGTTGCTCGAGAATACCAGGACCTATTAGAATACTGTGTACAACTACAAGATCAATTGATTGCCGAAAAAACACGCCAAGCAGAAAACATAGAAATTGTAGCACCAAACTGGTAAAAGTTTATAATATACTCATATTATTGATAAATAGTTATATACTAAGAGAATGATATGAGTAGACCTAAGCCAACAGTACTGTTAGAAAAAGTAGACAGAGATACCTACAAAAGCGAACAAGTGTTGGCCAGCGAAGGTATCTGGGCTGTTTATTACAAAGATGAACCCATCAATCTAAAAAGTTCAAACATGCTGATCAGTTATCCTGGTCCTAAGTACAAGAAAGTATCATTCTCCAATCCAGGGCATGTCATTAACCTTGCTAAGAAACTAAACACCAAGTTCAATTGTGAGGACTTTAGTGTTGTGCTATTAGACAAGGGCAAAAAAATATTTCCGTAAAAACCAAAAAACAGTACACAGATGCATTCATTCGAGCGGGCAGAATAGAAGGTTCTGAACGTGATATCTATGTGTTCTTTTGGTATAACATACGAGAAACAGGTGGATTGCGTCTAACAGAAGGTGGACACAACTATTTGTGCAAAAACTTGGAAATAGAAAACTTTGAAATAGACATTCGAGATCAAAAAATAAATCACAAGTTTTTGTTAGAACTTGACAAGTATCTGGATTGTCCTTATTATTTACTAGGTGGCAGATGGCCTAAGATATACTTGTACAGCGAAAAAACATACTTTTGGCTGGTGATGAATAACAAAGAATGGGATAGATTTCTCCGTGCTAACAAAGCATAAATTTTGGTTTGCAAAACAGACACACAGCAGTTGGAAACACATCATAACTGTAGACTTTTGTGTCACTGAACTGTATGAAGATACAGAATACAAAACAGTCAGCAGTTTACTCAAGCGTGAACGCCGTCGGTTTTTTACTCAAATGTCAGAACAATACGGATCTGAAGGAGAGCGTTGGAGCATACGTTGGACTGATTATGGTGCAGATGTTCGCTTTAGAACTGATGCTGATGCAGCCAGTTTTGGTATCTTTTTTACTAGATAGAGGTTGACAGCATAGTATAGTGTGCTATTGTTAATAGTAAGTTAATTTTGAGGAGAGACGAAATGACAAAATACAGAATCGTTACAAAGTTCAACAATGGTCAAATGGCTGAAACTACTCGCGGTACTTTTGATGGCATGGTCAAAGCAGTTGAGCAAATCCGTGCAGATGACCAAGTTAAAGGTGTCAATGTGTTTGAAGAAATTTGTATTATGAGAGATTATGCTTAAAAAGGTTGACGCGTTGTGCATACCAGTGTATAACAGTAGTATAGTTTGAAATGAGGAGTTAGATATGTCAGAAGTTCGTACAGTAACACTAGGTGAGTTGAATTCGCGTTTGATACGTTTGATGAAACTCAAGCGTCCTGCATTTGTATGGGGACAACCTGGTGTTGGTAAAAGTGAAATGATGCAAAGCATTGCTGATAGTGGTGTGCTGGGCAAGACACTGCTGAAAGACGTGCGCATTGCACTCAATGAGCCCACAGACATCAAGGGTATGCCTTTCTTTAACAGCAACAGCGGGCTGATGGAATGGGCACCGCCGATTGAATTGCCCACTGCAGAAGAGTGCGCACAGTACGACACTGTGATCCTGTTCTTAGATGAACTCAACAGTGCGGCTCAAGCAACACAGGCTGCCACTTATCAATTGACACTTAATGGTCGTATTGGTGAATATGTGTTGCCAGACAATGTTGTTATTGTTGCGGCTGGCAACAGAGACAGTGACAAAGGTGTTACATATCGTATGCCAAGTCCACTTGCCAATCGTTTTGTACACTTTGAAGTGCGTGTAGATTTTGAGAGCTGGTTGGATTGGGCTGTTGCTAACAACATTCACCCAGATATTGTTGGTTACCTTAGTTTTGCAAAGCAAGACTTGAGTGACTTTGATCCACGCTCCAGTGGACGTTCTTATGCTACTCCTCGCACATGGACTTTTGCAAGTGATGTTATCTGGACCAGTACTGGCAACGAAACCGAAGACACTGACATCCTTGCTGGAGCAGTTGGCGAAGGCATTGCACTCAAGTTTATGGCACATCGCAAGATTGCTAAAGACATGCCTAACCCTGCAGATATCCTTGCTGGAAAGGTTAAGGAACTTAAAATTAAAGAGATCAGTGCTCAGTATGCTCTCACAATTGGCATGTGCTATGAACTGAAGAACAGTTTTGACGAATATGGCAAGAAGGATGAAGATAAATGGCACAAGGAAGCAGATAACTTCTTCCGCTTTATGATGGATCAGTTCCCCACAGAAATGACTGTGATGGGGGCAAGAACTGCAGTTGTAAACTACGACTTACCGTTCAATCCTCAAAAGCTCAAGCACTTTAATGAATTCTTTGAGCGTTATGGCAAGTATGTGGTAAAGGCAATGGAGAACTAAGATGTACAGTATTCTACACAAAAACATGACACTTGCAGATGATTTTGGTGCTTGGTGGGATTTGCCCAAGTACCGCGAAGTAGACATTGAAGCAAAAAAGTTCTCAGATGTGCGTATTGTCCGGAGGCATTCTAGTTACAAACGCTGGCCTGGTGCAGATCGTGATGTTGAATATTGGGTAGAACTTGAAAATGGACTTGCTGTGGGCATGGTGCATCGCAAAGGTGACACAGGCACACGGCGCAAGAAATATGCAGAATTTCCTGTTGTTGCTATGAAATAACAGCAAAATAGGTTGACACATACCTTAAATGTGCTAAATTAAAGTGTAGGCAATGGGTATGGTACCCGGCGCAGTTTTATTGTAAAATGGAGAACACAATGGAAAGATTAGTTAAAAAATTCACCGACGTTGTTGAAGAAGTTCGCTTGCAATTGGAAGCAGAATTTGGTGTAACACAAGAACAGTTGGAAGCATTTCGCAAAAGAGTTGATGCTAATAAACACAGTTTTCCAACTGGTAGTTACATGATAGACATCGATGATTTGTTT